ACAGTCAGGTCGTTCAACCCGATAGCTGGCGTGTAGAACCTGAAGTACCAGCGCTGATCTGATGGGCCAATGGTCATGTACGTGAACCCGTACACGGCGTTGAACTCGTCCTCAAACATGGTGACCTTGACAGTGGTTGGATTGAACTCACCAACTTCCGTCAGAAACGAGCCCTGTCTACCCAAGGGCGAGAAGAATTCGTAGGCGCACAGTACCTGAATAGGAGCTGCACCTGTGTCAGTAGTAGGAGTGTCTGTCCAATCCCAGGGACTGCCTTCTAGGTCAGCGTCTGCGAATGTCTTCTCGCCCTCGAAGTAGAACGTTGGACGTTCCGAAGCAGTCTCAGGCAAGCCCATCACCATCGTCTGGCGAAGGGTTTCACGAAGGGCAGCAGTAGGAATGCTGGCGATCGAGGATCTGCCGTCGACTGAGGTTGCCACTAGGTACCAACTTTCTCCGGAACTGTCTGCACCATCGGAGGTGTCTCTGCCTCAGGGATTCCCTGACGGGGAGTCTTCACCTCTGCCTCTTGGGGTGGAGCGTCTGCGACCTTCACCCTCTCGGCCTGTGGTTTCACAGACTTGTCGAACTTGTCTCTCTTTGCCTTCACGAAAGCGATCGCATCCTTCGGAGCGCCGTCAACAACAAGCTGCTCAACAAGGTGACCCAAAGCAATCGGGGCCACGATGTCCTTCGTGAAGTAGTCAACCCTCTCAGGCGTTCCCTGAATCTCCTGAGACAGAGCAGCAAGCTCATTGTCGGTGAGGGAGTCAGGTGACTTGATCTCATCCATGTTCGTGTCCTCGGCAGCCTTCACAAGAGTGAATGTTCCGTTGCGAAACAGATCCTGCGCTGGTGTTGCTGCCATGTCCTGATTCACCTGACGATCGAAAGGCGTGATGGCGAACGTACGCCCACCCTGCACAAGCTTCGTCTGCTCGTTACCGCCACGATCATGGAACTTTGCCCACCTCATGCCGGTCGTGGTGTTCTTCCACACCTCGAGTTTCTCATCTCCAGCCATTCCTATTCCTTTCCTTGGGCGATGCCCTTCACGTGAAGGATGCTAACACAAGAGGCCACCAGATCAGATACCAAAAGAGAAAGGGCCCCGAAATGCGGGGCCCAATCTCATGTGCTAGCTCCGTGATGCTACGGAGTGATTGCCGTGTCAACGAACCGGCGCGCACGCTCGGGACGGTGAAGGACTCCACCGAAGTCCTGACGTCCGATGTAGTGCCAGTACCAGTTGTCTGCTTCGACGTACTCCTTGGACTTGAGTCCTCCGTAGAGGGCAAAGAGTCCGGCGTCGTCGCCGACCACGTACAGCTCGTTCGCTGGAATGAAGGAGACACCGTCTTCGTCCTTCCAGTTCTTGACCTGCACGACGCTCGCACCACGGTATGTACCGAGGCGTCCACGCTGGCGGATCTCCTCGAGTGCCTCATCAGCGAAGCCCGGATAGTCCATGATCTGGTCAACCATGGTGGAGCGACCGTAAAGGGTCACAACGCCCGACTGACTTTCGTCACGAACTTCGCGGATCGCCTGATTCAGCGCTGCCTGATCCAGACCTGCGCCCGTAACGTAGTACGGGGAAGCCATCGGGATGCCGGCCTCGATGAGAGCCTTGATCTGCTTGTTGACACCCCAGTCGAGCCTGCGAACTGCGAGGGAACGGAGGGTCGCTGCGCTCTTGGCGAAGTTGGACTCCATCTTGTCCTCGAACTCGTAGACGTGGAAACCCAGCGTGTCGCGTGGGATCTCCATCGACTCACTGACCATCGCGCTGGCCTCGATGTGACCACCCTTGGCGATGAAGAAGACCTTCAGGCCCGTTTCTTCCTCAAGGATGACGCGGTCATCGAATCCAACACGGTCAGTGCGGATGATCTGGTCGTAGAAGGTTTCGTAGGTGAAACCCTCCAAGATGGACTCGGTCAGAACGGCAGCCATCTGACGCCGCCACGCTTCGTTGTGCCAGTTGGCACGAGCGTTCTCGTTGACCTTCTCCATCAGCTCGATCGCTTCGGCGCGCTCCTCAGGAGAGCGACCGTAGTTGTCAATGAGCTTCTTGAAATTAGCTGTAGACATTTCTGATCACCTCCTTTAGATGAGCATCTCTGCGTCGAGAGAGTCTGGGCCGTTGGTGTCCTTGGCAGTTACGCGAAGAACAGCTTCGGCTGCGTCGGTCGTGACATCCCAGTAGCCAGTGGGATCCCAACCAAGGAGATCGCCAACCACAACTGTTCCGATGCTGTTGACCATTGTCACTGCTGCTCTGGTGCTCGGGTACTTGAGGCCCGGCTCCGTTGCATTCAGGTCGGTGTTGCGGAGCCACACCTTCGTACCGGGACCGTGAAGGACCTGCACCATGCGATCAGCAGGTGCTGTGTCGAGATCCTGTGGAAGCTGCCCTGCAGCGCCACCCCAAGGGGGAGCGTTGAAGGTCTGCGAGTCATGCTCGTACCACAGGATTCCGCACAAGGTGGTCCGAACATCTCCGCCGCCGCCGATACCAGCGCCGTCACCGACATCCGCATCGGCCTGTTCGATACGGTCTACATCGGCCGCATCAATCTGGACCAGCGTGCCAAGACGCAGTTCGGTAGCCGCTGGAGCGCGGAACCTTCCTTCACGAACCAGGTTGGTGAAGCGACGCATCCCGAAGTTTCGGGTGCTCGTACTTGAACCCATATCTGGTTTCTCCTCCTTAGGACTGCGCAGCGCTGAGGCCGGACTGGAAGAACGTCTTCACGACATCCAGTTCTGTGCCTTCTTCGCCAGCCGTCACTCTTGTCCCGTCGAAGCCGGTCTTGGGAGCATCGCCTTCTTCCACAGCCTTCGCTGCGGATTCTGCAACCGACTGGAGGTCTTCCAGATAAATTGCGAATGCTTCGTCGTCCATCTTCGACCAGGATTCTTTGCGCTTCTCGATCTGCTCGTCCGAGAATGTTGCGACAGCCTTTACGGACTCGACGCGCTCACCGACGAGGGTTGCAAGACGCTCTGCTTCGTCACGCTCTGCGATTGCTGCTTCCAGCTCCGCAATTGCGCGAGTAGCTTCGTCTGCGGCCTTCGTGGCAGCTTCGAGCTGTTCGTTCAGGCTGAGGACTTCAGCATCAGCTTCGGCTCGCGCCTCGGCTGACGCCCTCTCGACAGCAGTCGCGAGGAGCTGCTCATGCTGCTCCTGCGTAAAGATCTTCTGATCTTCTGCCACGGTTCCCTCCTCAGAGGCTTTGCGAGTGCAATACATGCAGACAGATTCATCATGTGACGCCCCATCAGGGCGCATCTCCATGAGGAGATCATGCTTCTTCTGTTCAGTCATGCTCATATGCACATCCTTCACGTGAAACTATAGACCACGAAGTGCCCTTTGTGGGTGCAGTGCCGACTACGGTGTCAGAGTCGCCATTGCGTCTTCCCACTCTGACGCAGTGAAGACAGTCGACTCGGTCTTACGGTTTGCGTACTCCCTCGTCAACTCAGAAGCTACCGCCGTGATATCAGCATCAGCCCAACCGGGACTCTGTGGTGGGAAGATCAATGCCCCACCCAAGAATGTCGGGTTAATCCAACGCCTAGCAGAAGCCCTGTTTGCAAGGTGCTCGCACAACTCGCTGGCTGCTGCACGGAACGAGAACGTCTTCTCGCACGTCATGCACTGAGTTGTCTCTGCAGTGCATTCCATCGAATACCACAAACGACCAGCCTCATGGGCATCCTTAGCGGCTTTCGCAACGCCGGGGAAATTGGCAGTCCACAGAACAGCCAACGCTTGGACCTCTGGGAGAGACTCACCATCGTCTGCTTGCGACCGGTGAACGATCTTCGTTTCGACGAACGTACCAACCGGACGGTCCCACTTGTGAAGGACGTTGAGCGGTGTGTACTTGATCGTTGACTGTCCGTGCACGATGTCGTCGTAGGACCAGAAGTCGTTGTTCTTGTTTGGCTTGTTCGCCTGAACGTATCGACCTGCGATCCACAGGAAGCTCTCGTTCATCTTCTGCTCTTGCCACTCCGATGCCATCGCACGAGGAAGCTGTGACGGATCGGAAACGATGTACGCCCGAGCCGACATGTAAAGCTTGTCGTTGATCTGCTGAAGGATGACCTGTTCGTCGGACATCATGCGCCTCCCTGATCCTGCTGTTGTGTCTGCTTGGTTGTTGAGCCGGGGGGCCTACCACCTTGGCGACCAGTCTGGTCGGGGTTCCCCTTGTTCGGCGAGTCGTATGGAACGTTCGTAGGCTTGAACACGTCCTTGTACTTGTCGTCCTCGTACTCGCGACGTGACGCCTCGAGCGCCTGATCAAAGCTGAACTCTGTGAGCAGAGTTTCACGTGACAGATCTCCACGGTCACGCAGCGACTGAAGCATGGTGACCACCGATGGGTCGAACTCCAGTTCCATGCGCCGAGGAGCAAACTCGAGATAGGTCGTATCAGCAAACCCTGCGTCGATGTTTGACGGAAGCTCATAGACAGGCTTGAGGACGTTCTCCTCTATGGAGCGCTTGATCATGTGCCTACGTGATGCGAGTCCACGAGCGATAACGCGCCCCATCGTCAGCGAGGTCTCCCTGTTGCCAGTCTCTGATGGCATGACGAACATGCCCCAAAGTCTCATCAGCAACCGGTTGTCGATCACATCCCACTTCTTTTCGTTGAGGACGTGCGTGATGTCTGGCGTGATGATCTCAATGCTGATGCGGTGATCCGACACGATGATCGGTGAACGGCTCTGGCCTCTCACCTGAGTGGCCGTGTTGTCCACCTCTGTCTTCGTCGTTGGCTGTTGGTCAGTACCACGAGTGACGAGGACGATGAAATTGATCCCACCAAGAAGGAACGCACGGTCCATCTCTCTGAGCTGGTGCTTCAGGTCGAGGAGTGGCATGACAGACTTCATCCTCACACGTGACCACCGTTCGTACGGTGCCTTCGTGAGAGTGTGGCTCCACACATACTGTGGGTTCAGGAGCATCAGGTGCTCTGTCTCTATGTCTTCCTTCTCGAGCTTTGCGGCCTCGCTCTTGGAGGGCACGAACTTCCCAAGCGTCAGGAACTGCATGAGAGGATCGTTCTCCATGGACTTCATCTCATCCTCGCTCTGGGCGATCCACGCAAGGGAGTGATCGCCGAACGGGTTGAGGTCTACGGGAACGACGCGAGTTGGATCGAGGAACCCTAGCTGCGTGGGAACGATGAGGTCGTACTCCTTCCTCGCCTTCCGCTTCTCGCGCTTCTCGGTGACCTTGTATGTCTTTCGACCCATCCATTTGACTGGGTAGCACTGCGAGTAGGTGAACAGTTCGCGCCACATCTGTCGCACGAACCTGTCGAGATCGAGGTCTGCACCAATCTGGTCCCAGACGTTCTCCTGATCCTTGTCGTCAGTCTCGAATGTGACCTTCTGGAAGGCCATCGCTTCGGAAAGGTCAGCAACATTGCCAACCACGTCGTCATCGAGCGCGTCAGCAGACACACCCATCTGACTGAAGATCTTCCCCGGCGTGACGTACTTGTCTCTCTGGAAGATCCCACGCTGACCACGGACGCCATTGCCCTGCGCATCTTCTGCCCACGACGCGAGAGCCCTTGAGATCCTGGGGTCGAGTCGAGAAGCAATCCCGTCGGCAAGCGATGCCTTGACGTCGTCCGGGGGAACCTCTGAGACTACGATTGCTCCGTTGCGAATCTCTGACTCAAAGTTGTTTTCATTCATTTGCTCAGATCCAATTCTTGACGGGCGACCTCTATCAGTCGCGATGCTCCACGGAACTCAAACTCGATCAGATCCATGACCTTCTGGAGTTGCATCGTGCGGAAGGACTTCGCCTTGCGGTCCGTCGCCTCGACACGGAGAAGCTGAATCCATATCTCTGTGCAACGGGCCATGAATGCCATGCATGTAGACATGAGAACGTCAGGCTGAGCATCAACGACGCTCTGAATGGTGTTGACCATCGCTTCTACTTCGTCGTAGAAGTCCAAGTCTTGAAACGATGGGGGGGAATATGGCGGCTTATAGCTGCTAGTGGCAGGTTGCTGCGTCTGAAGCTTCATGTGAAGGAGCTTATCACAGCTAGGCGAAGACGATGGGCACAGTCTCCGGTTTCTGCATCTTCGTCATGGTCTCGAGAACCATCTGTTCCTTGCCAACGATCATCATTGCGGCAGCATCGAGGCTGTGGAATGAACCCTTGTTGAAACCCTTCTTCCCATACGGGTTGGTTTCGGAGCGTTCCCGATACCACGTCGAACCCTGCCACTCACCAAGAAGCTCTTGATCCCACGGCAAAATCATCCTCTTGCTGTCCACGTACTGACGGAGGAGGTCGTAGCCGTATTCCTTTGAGCGTGCCCTGACCTCGAAGTCCTTGGGGTCATCAAAGCGATCGTATTCGTCCCACCCGATAACGAGCTTCTGGTCTGCTGTGTAGCCGACAATCCTGCTGCGGTGCGCAGGCATCTCCTCGTGGAGATCCTGATACACAGGAAGGCCGATACCGCCACGGTCCATCGTGAACCTGCGCGGGTTGTAGAAGTCGAATATCAACTGGATCAGGCGACGCTGATCGGCTGCAGAGATGCGCTGCAGATTGATGCGTGTCAGAAGGCGCAACGCAGTTTCCTGAATTGCCTTCACGCGCTCCTCGCCGAACACAAGGATCTCCGATGGGTGCGACGTGAGACCCACATCCATACCAACCCATGTCTCAGTCCACCTCTTGTGGGAGCCGGGGAAGTCAACGAACTGACCAATGGGAGCACCACCCATCATCAACTCATCGCTGATGCGAGGCGCGTAATAGATGTCCTGGTTGTACTCAGACGAGAAGTCATCGTCTACACAGGCCATAAGCCTATGTAGAACGAACAGTGGGTTCGTCGCGTCACCATGGAGACCCAAGATGTTTCGCTTGTAATCAGGAGAGTCTCTTGACCCGTAAGCCTCGATTTTGTCCATACGCTCCTGATCCGACCATGTCGGTCGGTGCATACCCGTGACTCTGTGTACGGACCAGCCAGAGCCAGGTTGAGAATGTCGGTAGAACTCATCGTGTACACCCCGACTAACTCCATGAGCGCGCCACTGGGCGCTCTCCTCACCGTGTCGAAGTGTTTCCACCAACTCGATCCATCCTGCGGTTGGGAAGTCTTGAGCTTCATCCATCTCCAATCTCAGTGGGTGGAGTCCCTTCACGCCCTTTCCGTCACGTTGCGGAATGCGTCCGAGGATCTTTGACCCATTCTTGAAATCGACCTGAAAGGGTCTGTGCTTGAACCCCTTGCCGACACCACCCGGAAGCAGCTCACGTGTGAGGCGTGTCTCTTTGATGCGGTCTTCTATGCGTGACGTGAGGGGCTGTAGGTGGACCGCCTCTGGAGCAGTCACAACCATCTCTGCGCCGGGATGCTGAATAGCGAACGCCCACCCACGCATGATGATGGATGCCGTCTTACCTATGGCTCGACCGCACTGGTCAATCACGAGGGTTCTGTCGTCACGCCACCACTTGTACTGAAAGTCCCATGCACGGAAGATCTGTTCCGTGTTCGATGCCATTGCATCTTCCCAAATCATCTCCGCTAGGTCGATGCCGCTGTTGTCCTCGATGAGCGCAACAAGATATGCTTCCTCGTCGCTGAGCATCTGTGGGCGTGGTTTTATCGCCACCAGAACCCCCAACTAGCAAGCTCGTCCCATTGGGTCGCCCAACGAGAGAAGGC